TCTTTTTATTCGCCTTGCTGGGCAATCTTGCTGATGAGCATGCGGCTGATGTTGTTCTCCTCGTCTCGCTGGTCGGCTTGATCGAGCATGTCGGCCGAGTCCTGCATCAGGTGCGCCTGTTTGAGTGCCTTGGATGCTTGGATGGTGGCCATGGTGTGCGCGTGGCTGATCTGGATGTCCTCGCTGCCGCTGAGGGTTTGGAGGCCGGCGAGCGCTTCGCTGATGTGGTTCTGCAGTGCGATGGCCTGGCGGCGGATGGTTTCGGCTGCGTTGAGACGGTTTACGCTTTTGTCGATGTCGTTGCTCATTGCTTGTTCTCCTTTGTTGGTTCGTTTGTGGGTCGGCCGGCAGGCCTGTGACGCATTGGATGACGGCGCGGATACGGTCGGACGTGTCGCTCATCGGGTGTCCCTGGCGACCGTCGTGTCGATGCGCTGGTTGCCGAGGCTGATGTGCTCGATGTTGGCGCGCCTGCGGAGGATGAGAGCGTATTCGTCCATGACTTTGAGCTGCCTGCTCAACAGAGTGATCGGACAGGCGGGCTCGAAGTCGAGCATGCCATCCGCATACCGCTGCAGCATGTCCCTGAGCCTGCCGGCGCGGGCGGTCAACTCACGGTATTCGACGCGCATCCGCTCCTCATAATCGCCACCGTCGGCGCTCGCGGGTTGCGCTTGGTCGGCGGCGGCGAGCACTTCGATGGCTTGGCGCAGGTATCCGTCGTGGATCCAGTCGGCCGCATGCTCCCATTCGTCGTGGATGTGTT